CGGGCGGCGCGGCCCAGTCGGTGCCCGGCTCCGTAGCAGGCGGTGAGGGAATCACATCAGCCGGCTTCGGCCCGATGACGAGGTCGTACATCGAGTCGGTGGTCGTGCGGCCTTGGATGTCGATCGAGTAGTCGCGGTTCAGGCGCCAGCCTGTCACGCGGAACTCGCCCGAACCGCCGGGCATGTCGGGATGGGTCATCAAGCAGACCATGCCGGGCTCGGTGTTGAGGGCGAGCACAGTGGTCTTGAATGCGATTTGCCGCGCGGCCTTCCATTCGGCCGGCGTGATACCGCCCAACTCTTCGCGCAGCCGTGTCGTGATGATGCGCGCGGCCTGGGATTTCGAGGCGGTGCCGGACAGGTTGACGGTTGATTTCAAGAAGAGCGGCCCGGCACCGCCGCCGATGAGCGCCGCATGGTCGATGTCGTAGAGCGAGATCGAGTTGGCGACGAAGTTGAAGTCCTCATCGGCGAAGTTGGCCGTCAGGTGGTTGAAGCTGGGCTTGAGCGGCGCCAGCTGGAGGCTCCCGAACAGGATATTGCCTTCGGTGAAGGCCTCAACCGCCGAGGAGTTCACGCGTACGCCGAGCTTGAGCTTGCCGTTCGCGAAGGTGTAGTAGCCCAGGCAGTTCATCAGGACTTCCTGAATCCAATCCCGCAGGGGCTTTTCCTCTTGGATCACGCCGCGGAACGTGAACTGTGTCTCGGTTCCAGTGCCGACGAGCTTATCGACTTCCTCATCGCAGATGGCCGCAGCCGCGATGGCCGCATTCACATCGAAGAACTGCTCGCAGGTGGCGGCGTTGGCAAAGCGCAGCCCGCGCGCCCGCAGCAGCATGTTGATGGCGATCCAGATGGGGTTGGTCAGTACCTGCTGGGAGCGCACGCCGGGCGCCGTCCACACCCAGCCGCTCAGGCCCTGGGCGACGACCACCTCCATGGCATGCTCGGCGAGCCGCGAAAGCTGAAGCCCTTTGGCGTCGGCGCGGCGGAGCATCACGAAGGCCGTGCCCGCGGCGCGCTCGGCGGGGTTGTCGGTGTCGATGCCAAAGGGCGTGGGATTGGGATCGGCGCCGAGGCTTTCCATCAAGCCAAGCGAACCGGGGTAGCCGTGGTGAAACTGACCGTCGAGCTTGTGGCCCGTGCCGTAAGCGCCGAGCGGCCCTTCGCCCACAATGCCCACGGCGGCATAGAAATCACTCTCCTCGCGCCCCAGGGCGATCTTGGCGTTCACGGGCATGTCGGAGTCGGTGTATATCTCGGGCACGACCTCGTCGTAGATCGAGTCGGCCACGAGTGAGACGCTGGTGATGGTCGCGCGCCCGAAGCCCCAGGTGCCGGTCGAGTTGTCCTTGATGCGCACGCCGACGGGTTTGGCCAGGATGCCGCCGAAGTAATCATCCATGCCGTGCGAGCGGCAGCCGTTGGGTGTATCAAAGCCCTTGTCGCAGCTCGTATCGGGGCCCGTGTAGGGGCAGCCGGCGCCGTCTTTGAACTGCTTCCAGCAGGTGCGCGAGATGCGGCGCGTGGGGTAGGGGAGGTTCAGCTCGTAGATGCCGTCGGCGGCGCGGACGTGGAACTCGGGGCCGGAATCACAGGACCAGTCGATGATCTCGCCCTTCCACAGGTCGAGCTTGATACCGGTCGCCACATGGAACAGCGAGAACTCAAGCGCCGCTCGGTAGAGGTCCACGTCGTTGGCGAGCGCGCGCATGACGCGGTCGGCGTTGCCGAAGACGAACCGGGCCTCGTCGGCCTCGTTGCCGATGGACTGCGCGATTCCGTCGAACTCGAGCAAGCGCGCTTGGTAGAGCTGGCCGCCAATGGTGCAACGCCGGTCAGAGACGTAGATGGCCGGGTAGCCCGGTTGCTTGGCGACAATCTTTACCAGCGGGATGATTTGTTGGACCTGTGAGAGCAGTGCGGTCTGGAGCGCCTGCGGTGGGAACCGTGTGACCGTCTGATTGAGCGTGTAGGTGGGCGAGGAGGAGGGAATCTCGATGAGCGTCACGCCGATGGAGCACACCGCGTCGGCCAGCATCTCCCATGAGAGCGGCTCGTTTCCGAAGCGGCAGGTGTAGCGTGTGGTGCCCTGTCCATCATCGTTCGGGGCGTCGTAGTAGAACGCGCCATAGGGGCCGTACTTCGACTCCCAGAAGTCGCGCAGGGCAATCCGATCGGCTTCGCGCAGCCTGGCTTTGCGGACGACGAAGCGCCGCGCGCCCGTGCCCAGGAGAAAGCGCTGTTCGATCTTGGTGTTCCCGCTGCCGAACTGATGGATGACGACAGCGGGCGCCTGCGCGCGCCCGTGAGGGTAGTCGGGCACCAGCGGGAACACGCCGCTCGGCGTAATCTCGGGTACCTGGATGTTGCCGATGTAGTCCGGCATCAGTACATCAGTAGCGGTACCAGGCCAGGAGGATGTCGCCCACCTGCGGTGTTTGCGCGAGGACGAAAGTTACCGTGTTGCCGTTGAGCGTGTAGTCGAGCTCGCGCTTCATCACGAGACCGTTTCGGGTGAGTAGCAAGCTGGTGGGCGGACTGGGGGTATGCGCCATATTGAAAACGCGATTGTTGCCGTCGATGGCACCGACCGGTACCTCTGAGTCCGCGAAATTGGGCACACGCTGCAGAGTCGGCCCCAGGCCGCCGCTGCTGATGATCCGCACCTCATGCACACGCAGCGGTACTGCGCTGGTCGGGATGATCCATTGCTCGGACCATGACTGGCCGCGGCGGGGGAAGTACTGCACAATGTAGTAGGTTTCTGGGGGGGAGGCTGTGTCGTTCGGTTCCAGGTCTATGCTCACCACGCCATTTGTGATATCGAATTCCTGACGAGAGCGAACAATGGTCCGCCCGCTCTGGGTTCGCATATCCGGGCTGATCACGACGATTCTGCCCTGAAATGTGGCCCCCGCACCCGAGTAGATCGTGTCCCGGATTTGCGTTTGCGCCCATGCTGCGCAGGCTAGCATGAACAGTCCGATCAATCGCCTCATGCTACCTCCACCAATTCGAGTGTGACTTCAATCAGTCCCATGCCGGCCGATTGCTCCCAGCCGCCTTCAAAGCGCACCGTATAGCGGCCCTGGGTGGCCTCGCCAGTCGGATCGTAACTGAACTTTGGACTAGTGTCCCAAGGATCATAGAAGTAAAAGGGTTCCTGCTGCCCCTTGCGCGCCTCGTAGAAATCGCGCAGGGCTGTAAGCTCGGTCGGCGTCAGGCGCTTTGCCAGCCGCCAGCGCTTGCGGCTGTTTGAAGCCAGCACCGAGCGTTGCGATTCGCCGCCCGCGTACTCGTTGTCGAGAACCGGATACTCCTGGCTGCGGACAAAGGCGCGCGATAGGCTCCATGGGAGCACCCCGACGGGACTAGCGTTTTGGACAGATCCGGGCATTACTCCTCCACTCCATCATCGCAACCTCGCCCGGCGCCCGGCAGAACCACGTGCTCGACCGCAGACGGCCGCGGTAGCGCCAGACTACCGTGATGCCGGCGAGCGCGCCCTCGGCCCAGTACCGCACATCGCTCTCACTCATCGTCCTGTCGGGCGGGCGCATCTGCGAGTACTCATGCTCGCGGTACGGGTGCGTGTGGATGTCACCCAGAACCCTCCAACCCTCATCCTCTGCGATGTGCGCCGCCTCGGCCATCCAGTCTGCACGTGGCACGACCCATGCATCGGTCGCATACTCGGCGACATCGGGCGGAGACCAAATCTCCTCGATGATTGCAGCGGCCGTTGCCTCGATGCGCCTGCCAAGCAGGATGCCATAGTGCTCGCGCGGCCATGCTGCCCGAGCGGCTGCATGCCAGCGGCGCTTCAGCGACGCCGACCAGACGATGGCTTCGACGCGGAGGATTCGGCGAGCCAATAGTACCTCTGATATATGCGCCCGCGCTTGAACATGCCGCATTCGACCGCGCCAGCCCCGATCAGCCTGCGGAGCTGCCGCCGCGCTGTGTGGACCTCCACGCCGTAGCGCTGGGCATATTCCTCGGCTGTCCATGAGCCAGCGGGGGGCTCAGCGAGAGCGTCGGAGACGATCCCGGCCGCACGCCTCAGCTCGTCGATCTGCTCCCATGCACTCATCGCATCGTCACCTCCCACTTGCCGCTGCACTCCAAGATTACGCGCCCCATCATGGGACCACTTGGTGCAAGAGCGGCCGTTTCGGCATAACTATTCC